CCGTCACCCTAGAAATTACCTTACAATACGCTGAGAGGCGTAAGGGAAAGGTATTTCCGACCATGCCATTTTGAACATAACGTCCCGGATGGCAATCCGTTCTACACTATCACCAATCAACCGCGCTAACAATCGCGGGTGACCATCACCAACGGTTGGCCGTCTAATCCCTCTCGGGATAAAACGTCCAGATCCGCTGCGAACAACCTGTTCTTCACAGGAACTTTCGTCTGATGGTTGGATATGGTGAGGCCATTCCCTGGTCCGTAGAAAAAGACCAGGGCATCTGCACTCGTATCTTTGGTAGCTAGTGTTGTACCTGGTTCGCATTCCACAATCAAGTGAATTGTCGAACCAAAACGCACAACATAGCCGATCAAAGGCGCCTTCTTCACGGATACTTCTCCCCAGGCCCGAAGGAACTGCTGTGATGCAGTTGCCAAGGTATGGAGGGCGTTCTCTGTGAATTTCTCCCGATCTGAGTCCGACATTGGTCCTGAACCGATTACGTAATTCATCGTAAACGATATAGACCCGTCGACTTGAATCGAGCCCATATGACAAATATGGGGGCGTTTGCGTAACAATTGGACCAATTTCTTGGCCCCATCGACGCAAAAGTGCAGCTGTGTTGTACAATCCGCAAAGGAAGAATTTCCTTTGTAGATCAAGCAACGCAGGGAGGTTGATGAGCTTCTTACTGTCGTCATAATCATATCTCCTGTTGCGAATTAACGCAACGTCTGTGTGATTAAAGTACTCGGCACCACATGACTCCCGGAAGGGCGTAGTCGAACATGTCTTTGACATATTCGGTTCACATCCGACTGAGATAAGGGTGCCAATAAGTACTGCCAACGCATAATCTGGAACGATAATATCGTCACCGAAAACTGCGACGGCTGACGCCATCTCAGATTCGCTAGGGATGGTAGGATCTTTCGATCCGTCCATCCAATGATGTTGCACGAATCTTACGGACGCCATTGCTAGCGCCCAGAAGACGAGTGTTTCCACTGGGAAGCAGACTGCTGAACCCATCGGAGAAAATGCAGTGATTCGAATACGCTCTCCCTTTACATCCATGTATTGGGAGCGCGTACAGAATAGCTGCGATCGTAAAG